GCAGCCGAGCGGGAGGCGTGTGCGAAGATTGCCGACAGCCAGATAAACAACACCGCCATCTTGTTGGTCAACCCCGGCAAATCTGCCGCAGCATGGGACATCGCTAACGCCATCCGTGCGAGGGGGAGCAAATGACCCGCACTTGTAAGCAATGCGGTCAGAAGTTCTTCGGCGCGTCGAGCATCCTCCAGCATCGCAGCGGTGCTTGCGGTGGCGAGGAACTACTGAAGTCTCGCGGTTGGGTTAAGACCCGCGCAGGATGGGTATCACCACAACGCGCCATGTTCGACGCAAAACGCCGTGGAGTTTGAGCGGCTGATGAAAAACCGGGATGCGCCGCATATTGATTACGGCGCGTTTCTTGGGTTGCTGCCGAACAACCCTAAAGCCTGTCCCTGCAACATCGACGGCATTATCGAGAGGAGGGGAAAATTCCTTGTGCTTGAATGGAAGCGCGAGGGTGAAAGGATGTCCGAAGGGCTGCGCCGCACCTTGCAGGCACTTGCCGGTACTCCGGGGTTTCAGGTGTGGGTGGTGCGCGGCGACACGGACAACGGGTTGCACATCAACAGTTTTTACTTTATCCCGCCATTCGGCAAACCCATCATGCTCGGCGAGGGCGTGGACGAATTTATCACGGCGTATCGGCTTTGGTACGAGTACGCCGACGGGCAACCTTGATGCGCTACGCCGCACGCCGGGATGCTAACGATGCCGCCATCACCGCAACCGTGAGAGCGGCGGGGTTTACGGTGTACGACCTTGGGCTGGCAGGGCAGGGAGTACCGGACAAACTGGTCACCGCCCCCGGCTTCGCAGCGTTCCTCGAAATCAAGACCCCAACGGGCAAACTGCGAAGGGGTCAGGAACGCTTCCAGATGGCGTTTGAGCCGCTAGGCCAATGGTATCTGGCCCGTGACCCTGCCGAAACGGTTGCGTGGCTTCAGACGCGGCTGACGACGACCCAGAAGCCTTGACCCATGAGTTGATGGTGCTGGAGGTGGTGGATGTGGAACCGCTCACAGAGCCGGGGGAGCCACCACCGCGCAGGCTCTTGGATAAGGTGGGCGTTCCTGCCGTCGCTTAACACCTTAACCGCCGCCCCCGTGTGGACGCTGAAGAAGCCCAATTTCGGCATGATATGGGCGAGGTCATTTAGCACAGCGTCGAGCCGGTCAGGTTCGATGTGTTCCAGCACATCAATGCAGGCTACAAGGTCGGCCTCTTGTGGGTCGCCATATTCTGGAAAGGCGGGGTCATAGGGTCGGTAATCAATCGAGATACCCGCAGGCTCAAGGGCGCGTTGCAGGTTCTTCTTGCCAGCACCGTAATCGGACAACGACTTGATGCCGTTATCCACGATTAACTTTGCAACGATGGGCGCAAAGGCGATGGAAGCCACCCCGTAATTAGGGTTGGTGTGCAGTTCGACCTGCTGGGCGCGGTAGGCTTCGGAGATGGTAGTCATGCTTGCATCCTTCCCTGTGGGGGTCTAGCATTATCGTACCATAGGGGAGAGTCATGGCTGCTCACGAAAAAACTGCTGCGCTTTTTGTCGGAACCATGTTCCACAGCGCGACTATCACGCACCTTCAGCACCTCGCCACCAAGTCCTTCGCGCAGCACATGGCGCTTGCGGAATACTATGAGGCCATTCCCGGTCTTGTGGATAAATACGCAGAAGCCTATCAGGGTAGGTATTCAATCATCACGGGTTACGATGTCGAGTTCCACAAGAACAGCAACCCGAAGGCGTATGTGAAGGGGCTGCTGACCTTCCTCGACGAAATCAAAGGCTCACTCCCGAAGGACAGCGACCTTGTTAACCTGTTCGATGCCGTGGTTGATGCGGTGACGAGCCTCAAGTACAAACTCGAAAACTTAAGTTAATTATGGCTGCTGCTAACAAAAGCAAAAAAACGGAACCGTCAAGGTTTGCTGCAGCGTTGCAATATTTTGATGAACTGCGCCGGAAGATAGCCGAAACGCAGGGTGTATCTGTTCCCGATGATTATGGGCAACGATTTGGCGCATCTGGCGACCCTGTCCCAAGCATGAATCAGTTAGGACAGTCTGTGAAGGGCGCAACACAGCGCATGACAAGCCTTGACGCTCCTGCATCGCAGAGCGCGGGCGACACGGCACTAGACATCGTCGCAGGTTTTACCCCGTTGCAATACCCGCAGGCTGCGCGAGACTTTGAGCGTTCCCGGCGCACGGGCGACAAACTCGGCATGGGGCTGGCTATCCTTGCGGGCGCGCCTGTTGTGGGCGGCGTGGCGAAAGCGGCTGGGAAAGCGCGAGAAGGAACAGAAGCAGCGGAGCAATTGGTTACCCGAGCAAAACGCAGAGTCGGCACTTCGGGTCAGTATGTTGGCGCGCCACCGGGCGTTGACTCCCCGCAAAAACTTGGCGCAATGGTCAACGATTATGTGAGGGCGATGCAGGAAGGGTTGCCCGGTCGAAATTTCTACATCGACAGCAGCAAAGACATCTTTGCCCGCACCGGGAACAACCCTGTCGAGGCAGATTTGGTCAGCCAAAATCTTGCCGCGTTAAGCCGCGCAAATAATGTCGCAGGCAATACTTCGATGACCGCGAAGGGACACATCCAAGCGGTCACCGGAGAGCCAGTTTTAACGGGTCGATTCCCTTCAAGGGACAGCCCTCCGTTGCAAGCCATGTATGACGCTGGTCGGGCAGACTACCTTGGTCACAAGCGCGACCCGTTCGCAACGCAACTCGGCGTTGCATACGCACCCGAGAGAATTGGGCGCGGCGTTAACGATATGCATGAGGCTGAACTGATGGGATATCCAACAGGCACGGTTGGTGGCCCGACGCAGCACGCATTCATGGATGAAGTCAGGGCGCGCGCGATAGAAAAAGCGAACCGCGAACAGTTGGGCGGCTTTTCTGACTGGGGAACAGGAACGGCGCAAGCGGCGGCGTGGTCAGGGAACAAGATTCGTCGTGGCGATATCCAACCGGGAGAAGCGGCACGGTCGTATGCCGATTACTTCCCCACGCAGGAAGCCAACGCGACTTATGAGGCCGTAAGTTCTCCAGCAACGGGGCATCTTCAAGGATTGCTTAACGCGCCGTTCGATGTGCGCGCGGCGTATACGCAAGACCCAAGAGGGTCGTGGAACACCAGCCTATCGGGGCGGGACATCGGTTACACCTCGGCTCGGATGCTGCCGGGTGAAACAGTTGAAACCGTAGGAAGGTTTAAGGACACGGCAAACCCTGCAATGGTCGCGCGGCCCGTAACCGGAATTTACACAACGGCTGACAAGTCGCGCGCGTTAACGCCCGGCTCGGTGAATGCCTTAAACGCCGTAGAAGCGGCCCGAGCGTATTTTGATGTTCAAGAGGCTGGCGCTTGGCACAAGTTACTGCCTGCAAAGTCAGCCGCAGATTACTCTGGAGCATCCATTGACTTGGGTAAAAACATGACTCAAGCGGACATGGAGCGTATTGCTCCTCTGTTTGAACAACGAGGTTATTACCTTGCAAGTGCGCCAAACGGCATAACAATTCTTGCAAACGAAGGCACAGCGCAGGGTGAAAAGTTTGCGAAAGAAGTGCGTGATATCGTAAAGAAAAACCCCGAGGCGTTTGGTAAAACAGAAATTGACTTTGGACGCGCCGAGACTGGATACATTGATTACGGGGACGCTTACCGCAGCAACACTCCGGGTGCGGTTACTGCGCGAATGCTTGAGATGATGGAACAAGCGCCCATGACGATGAAAAATTTAGATGTAAACCCTGCATATCGAGAAACCGTTGCGGCAAGAAATGCTCGGGACATTGATTACGCCGCAAAAGGATTTGGCGTTGCTCGAGAAGATGTGATTCGCGCCAGAAACATTTTCAAGGCAGAAGGGTTTGAGGGTTTGAGGAAAGCCGCAAAAGCGGGAATTGTTCCTGCGGTACTTGCAACATTTGGCGCACAGCAAATGCTTTCGGAAAACGAGGAAAAGAGATGAAACTCGGCAAGTCTGCAAAAAGTGCAGCGCAGTTAACATGGAAACAGGAGCGTTCCGACGAACGGTGGGAACGCCGTGCCGATATGCTGATGTTCAAATTTTCCCATGTGTCGGTCATGCTGCCGTCGCAGATAACGCACCTTAACGCTAACCGAGGCATTGCGGCGTAACGGTAAACAGAAGTAAACTGTTCACATGGTTAACGAAGGTTCTTTCAAAAAGGGCAGAAAGGGTGGCCCCGGCAGACCGAAGGGCGTGCCTAACGAGTCAACGCAACTGGCTAGAGAAGCCATTGCGCGATTTGTAGACGGCAACGCAGGTCGGCTACAGGGCTGGCTCGAAGAGATACACGCGAACAAGGGCGCAGAGGCGGCGTTTAAGTGTTTCAGCGACCTACTCGAATACCATGTGCCTAAACTCGCACGGCACGAACACAGCGGCCCAGACGGCAGCAAGATTGAGATTGAGGCGACTTGGGGCAAGCCCGAGTGAAGCAGCGGGTAGAACTCCCGTATCGCCCGAGACGGGCTTTCATGCCGTTCCACGACCGCACAAAGCGGTGGGCCTGCCTCGTCGCGCATCGGCGTGCTGGCAAGACTGTCGCAGCGGTTAACGACATCATCCGCGCAGCCTTCATGTACAAGGGGCCGAATGGCCTCTTCGGGTATGTCGCTCCCTACCAGAACCAAGCCAGACGCATTGCGTGGGACTACTTCAAGCACTACGCCCAGCCGCTCATTAGCGACATTAACGAGCAGATGATGACCATCACGCTCGTTAACAACACGAAGGTCAGCCTATTCGGCGCAGACAACGCAGACGCAATGCGCGGCCTTGGGTTCAGCGGCGTGTACATGGACGAGTACGGCGACTTCAAGCCCTCGGTATTTGGCAATGTGATACGCCCTGCGCTCTCCGATAAACAAGGCTGGGCTGTGTTCGCCGGTACGCCGAAGGGCAAGAACCAATTCTGGGACATCTACGAGACGGCACGGCGCATCCCAGACGAGTGGTTTGTCCTGCGCCTGCCTGCCAGCGATTCGGGCTTGCTGCCGCAGAGTGAACTCAACGCGGCAAAGGCGCAGTTGTCGGAAGACCAGTACCTCCAAGAGTACGAGTGCAGTTTCGAAGCAGCCATTATCGGTGCGTTTTTTGGCACAGAGATGCGACTGGCAGAACCGCGCATTAACGAGCGTGTAGTCTTCGAGCCGGGATATCCGGTACACACAGCATGGGACTTGGGCTACCGCGACGACACGGCGATATGGTGGTATCAGGTCGTGGGCGGCGAGGTGCGCGTCATTGACTTCTACGCAGTCTCGGGTGCAGACATCCGCGCCATTGCAGAGGTAGTCGTTAACAAGGGTTACACCTACGGCAAGCATCACCTGCCGCATGACGCACGGGCGAAGTCGCTTCAAACGGGGCGCAGCATCGTAGAGCAGTTGGCTGACCACCTCGGCATCAACCATTTGTCTGTGGTGCCGAACATCGGCTTACAGGACGGAATCCAAGCAATTCGCCAGATGTTGCCCCGAACTTGGTTCAATTCCGTAAAATGTGGCGACGGAATAGAGGCTTTACGCCAGTATCAACGAGAGTATGATGA